CTGAAATTCGTAGTCAGTTCGGGAATCACCAAAGTAGAACGCGACGTTGTCAAAGATCTCAACATCGCGAACTCTCTCAACTTTGGCGATTTCTTGTAGCTCGAGCGTTTTGCGGTACCATTCCTTGTACGTAAGCTTGCTCTGCCACCCCAGCTCTTGCAACTGGTCCCTCAGGCGCTGGAAATCCTCGGGACCATGGTGTGCCATCATCAGTAAAGCGACGTCAACTTTCATCTGCATAATTTCCTGGTTACCATCGTTCCTCTTCTTCTGCCACTGCAGCTCTCTAGCAATTACTGCCTTCGGTAGTGGAGCTGCGACAAGCGCTCCACGGGGAGTAAATGTTCTCTTAAGAAACTGCAATTCCTCCACTCGCTCATGAGGGCTGTCAACTCCATCCTTAGCTGCCGACGTCACCTCATATCCAAGAGCTTCAAGGTACATTTTTATCGTCACACGATTGTACCAAGGAAGCACGGCAGGAGAAACTGTTGCGATGACGTCATCTCCATATGTCAAACACCTAACATGTTCATCGAACTGCCTAATATCCTTTGGCAGCCCCACTGCCCTCTGACAAAATACAAACGCAACAAGCATGTTGTACCAATTGGCTATTGAGTTGAGCACGTCAGTTCCAGCGTTACCAGACTTGTTTCCTTTCATGGTCTTCACAACTAGCTCACCACAAACAATAGTACTACAGGTTATTGACCTCATCAGCGCTGCGCGCGCCTTTCGATGCTTGAACCCATAGAACTTGTCCATGAGATGTAGAGCGATATTAAACGCTTGAACTGTCACTGTTCCATCAAAGTTCGAATAGTCTATATCGAACCCTGAATCGTTCATCTCCTTCAACTGGTGGTAAACGTCCGCCCACTGAGAGTCAACATCTATTCCAATCGCGCTGCACAGTCTAAACCCGACATGTTTCTTCCACCAACCAAAGAACGCACCCATATACTTTCGTTGCAACATAGTAAAGGTGAGTTCTGGCGACACAAAAACTCGAACTTGCCCAGTTTTTACTTTGTGAATCTTGCGCAACTCGTCTTTGTTACAGGCGGTCCAGAGCACCCGTGGCTCTTTCCCTTCCAAAATGCGCACTTCCTCGTCCTGTAGATGTTGCATATACGGTTTCTTCAACCACGGAATGACTTTATTTCGTGCAATATCGGAGTACATATACCTCTTCTCTTCACCTTCAACTGACGGCATCTCGTCAAAGATATCTTTCTTACCTTGCGGATAGACTTTAGTCAAGATGCCCGGAGATGTATCCATAACGATTTGCGTGAGCCCCAACTCGAAATCACCATTAATGGTCTGATCCTCAGTCAGAACAACTCCTTCGTCTTCTGGAATCTTCTCGAGCATGAAGTTAAGAACCGTTTCGCTCACTCCGATCGGCACAGTCATTGGCTGATCGCTACCGAACTTTTCAATTCCGGTATACAGCGTATGAATTCCTGCAACCTGACCAATCTGACATGGTATAAACTCATCTGGCCACGATGAACAATTAAGTCCAGTTCTGCCAAATACAGTCTTATGCGGTTGAAATCTATCCATGGACACGTCGTTCCACTTCACTGCTCCAAGCACTTCAATCTCTCCGGTAGCCCATGATTGTGTAGTTTGCGCGTCAAGAAATACTTCTTCTTCTTCTTCAATGATCCAAGCGTCGGTTGGCTCACTAACGTGAGCTCTCTCGGCAATAACTTCTTCTGCTTCAACTAAAGCTTCAAGCGTGATATCTGCGACACCTGTCATCTTCGTTCCTTCCTCTCGACCCCAAACGTGCAAACCAATAAAAGGTCGTTGCACTGTCGTGTTTCGAAAAAGGTATGGCTTGCCACAATCTCCCATAAGAGCTTGTTTTTCTGTCAGTCCAGGAAGGGCCACTTCTTGTCCTCTTTCTAACTGACTCTTGAACGACACCATAGCCTTCGATAAAGTAAATTGTTCGAGCCACAGTGCTGTATACTCACAACCTGAATACGCCTCCTTGTCATGCCGAGTTGTAATCAAACCTCGTATGGACCGAACGTTGATGAGAGTCTGGTCTTCAACTTTAACGACCACTAAATCTCGTTCTCCTCCAAACGGTCCAATGTCGGTAACAATTTCAACGTTCAGATCGGACAGCGCGAGGGGGACCATCTTCACACGCAACCCTTGCTTGTTCCTCTGTTCTATCCACACCGATTTAGATATGTCAGTACACTGCTTGTAAGTGCGGCTATAAAAATGTCCAGGTAGTAACAAAGTATTTGAATCCACTGCTACACACCACAAACCGCGCGCACCAAGTCCATCGCATCTCATTTCAATGCGAAGGATATTTTTTTGTAGTGCACGCACTTTTTGAACAGACGCCTCGTCTCCTCCCTGATCTCCGATCACAGCTTTAACTCGGTTAATCGCAACTTGTACCGGTTTAGTTCGAACTGGTTGGCGCGTACCACCAGAACCGTACTGCGGCCCTTGTCCTTCGAGAGGAATATCGATTGCTGATTGACAATACTTCTTAAACAAACGATAAATCCCATAAGCTGCTCCTGCTGCTGCACAAACTCCGAGAATTGACGCAGTAAAAGCTATGAGGCCTGACCATCTCTGCTTTGTCGTTCCAACTTCAACATCGTCTTTAGTCGCTTCGGCATGAACGTGCCTCATAAAATGTGCGAAGTTATCGTGAGTATCCGGAAGAAAGAAATTTGTTGTTGATGATCGCGGCTGATACATTTCAGTTCGCATCGCCTCTTCAGTAGCCCAACCTAGGGCATCATGATCAATCAAGATTAAACGTCTCAACCTCTGAGCCTCATATCGTCCCCATGATCCGTCAGAAATTGCCTCTCGGTTCATCACGATATAGCGCAGCCTCAACTGGAAAGTACCGGTTCGAGTAACTCTCTCTCCCTTCGCTGTTTCGACACTATCGTAGACCTCATCATCATCGTAATTCTGTGGATAAAGTCCAGTCACGTCATCCATGAACGTCTTCCCGATTTGATCCTCGAGTTGCGGCATATCTTCCTCAATCACTTGAGTTTCAACTACTCCGCCAACTCGCTTAATGTTCTTTAAAACGTTGTCGATTCCCATCGTCACAACGTTACGTCGAGTATATTCGGCAACCATCGATTGCACAACTGTGGAGTACTTGTACGATCCAGTGACATGTCCAGTCAACAAATCAAGCTTCTTCAAATACCAAACTTCATCAACTCGTCGATCCAACTCCACGACGTCTATGGCTCCATCTAGTAGTTGAACAACAGCAGCAACATCGACTTTCCCGTCTCGTTTATATCTGTCCTTCACCATAAGTGAATATGCGAACGGAAATCTCCTATGTATTGCTCCTTTATCTCGCACTGAACTTAAAACTTGAACACTCTGTTGATTCGTTGTAACTACCACAAAAGGCGAGTCAAAAACGGTCTTCTTCTCTTCAAGATTTGCCATAAGAACTGGACACTTCGCAACAGAAATGAGATTAATCACTTCCAACGCATCTTTATCTTCCTGTCCTGCCGCAAAATCGTCTATAAGAACCATGTGCTGAGAAAAGTATCCATCGTAGTACTGGTGGTCTGGATTGTTTGGTTTCGCCCATAAATTCCTTTGGGCGTCTTCAACGTTATCCACCAAACCAAGTCGCATCATCACCGAAAAAGGTAACAAAGACGACAGTATTAGACTCTTACCAACACCAGCTGAACCTTCTAACCATAGTCCGATTGGTTCTGACCGTGTCTTAATTGTGTCGTACACTTTCTTCGCGTCAGTCATCAACTTCACTATTCTCGTTGCGGTTAATCTCCACGTCTGAGGAAATGATCTTTCCGTCCCATAAGCATTGACTTCCAATGCAGTCTTGTACAACTGTTCAAGAACTACATAGTTTGATTTTCCTGCTACGGATTTGAACAGATTATTATTATCCGCGCGGTTTCCTGAGACAAAAGCATCACAATCGATTTGCCACTGAACTAAGCGGGAGTGATTATCTCGCGCCCAATCCTCAAACAAATTTCGTCCCTCCGTGACGTATTCGACTGCTGTTGACACTCCGTTACGAATGAAGTCCCACAACTTTGGGACAGTCATGACACCGTTCGAAATTTTACCAAACGTACTAGCAAGCTCTCCCATCCGATGAGTGGCAAGGGTACGAACATCTTTAACATCCATCGACGACATGTTCCATCCGATCCCTGCCAGCAAAGTTCCGACGAGCGCTGTGGCTACTGCACAGCCAATTTTTGTGTAGGTGGACAAGCCCTCATTCTCATCTTGATTTAAGAACGGGAAGCATCCTTCTGTAAGTTGTTGCACGAGCTTCTCTCCGAGAACTGCCACCTTAACACATTTTGCTGATATTGCTGCTAACGTTGCAGCGCGAACCAGCGCGCTAGTACTCTGTAATAAGACGTACAGATTGAGTACAAAATCTGTAACCGTTGTTGCCATCGGTAGATACACATCCATGATTTTCCGATATGTTGAGTGCATCAAATCTCTGAGTTCCTTCGTTGTTCCATCGGCAACCTTCCGACAGATACGCGACTTAATGCAATTCCACCACCCTCTTACAGAATGGAGGAATGTTGTTTTTCCAGCTTGGCTTTGAAATTGAAGGTCAGGTTTTCCTCCCTGATCATCGTATTCAATATTCAACATCCACTCGAGTTGGTCAGCGGTGACTCCATCAACCTCATGTTGACCACCAAAGTACAACGTTCGCAACAAACCAAGCTTCTCTCGATCGGTATAATACTCAGTTTTCATCAACGCTTGTACAAATGATCCTTCAAAGTTCTCTTCTATCGCTTCTCGGTACAAGACACTCCACTCTAGAACATTCCATTCGAGCTCGAACGGCATAATTGCACTACGTTCCTCGTTGAATTGCTCAGATGTCATTCGATTATGAGCTCTCTGAAAATGACGCTGAGCTGCACGATCTCGAGCAAACAACAATGTTGAACATGGAATGCCGTATTTACGATGACCCCTCTCATGCACTCGATGCGACAACCATCTGAACTGTCTCCGCTTACCCTCATGGAACTGTAAATTCCAGTCAGTCGTCTTCTTGAAACTCTTCATAGTCATGCTTGTAGTCTCGATGTCCGACAACCACAAAGGCATCGTCTGCCAATAGTTGCTACTAAGAAAATCAAGCATCGTGTACATAGCCTTACGGCAAAACGACGACACCTGATAATCAACTCTGACGGTTCCATCAAGTCCTGCTTTGTTGTCCCAACCGGGCATGATTCTCACTCGTGAATGAGCCGGCATGTAATACGATATCAACGTGAGCAACAGCGGCAAAGACGTCATAGTCTTCAACGTCCCAGTCGATTTCGTTGCGAACAGTACCATCGTGCAGGCAGCGCACTGGCCACTTGAACACTTGTAACGACGATTGTACGTGGTTCTATGTACGTCTTCAAACTCCATCATTCGCATGAGTTGCACTGTGACTGCCTTAATATAATGAGGCATTTGTTGTTCTCCACTCAACCATCCGGTATGTACGTGCACGACGTAAGCGGCACTTCGCATACCACTAACGCACGCATGGAATCTTCCTCGATCTCGCTTCATCTCTGTGATCAGGTGTCCGATCAAAGGGAGAACGTCACCAGTCATTGTAACATCGACGAAGTCGCAAGTTTCACAACAATTTCCAGCGAAATCGTATGGACCTGGATTGGGTTCAATCCCTTCTGCGGTCAAGTCTCGTATCCAAGCGCGATCTTGTAATCTTTCACCCTGATCCTCCAAGTGATCGAAGGACTTTAAGACTTTAGCGATTCTCTCAGTACTTCTCGTTCGTCTCATTGTCGCAGTACTCCTGAAAGACACATCCGGATGATAAGCCGACTGTACCTCAACTTCTTCCTCTTCTGCTGTCGCTGGCCGAGTAATTGTTGAAGGAATAAACCTCGGTATGTACAGACGATAATCGTCACCAACAGAGTCGTAAATGTCAATCGTGACGTGCTCTGAAGTTGGACCTGAGAATTTGTACAACAACTCAAGCGATCCATACGTCTCGTAGGCGGCAACTCGATTCGCATCCGTCGAACTAACTGGACCTCGAGTCCCTTTGGTAGAAAGCGGATGATAATGCGGTGGTTGTATAACTTTCACTGCTTCAAGACCTGGCTTCCAAACCACGGTCCCGGTGAAATCTCGCACTGCAGCATCCGGAGCTCCACCAACAAGAACAGGTGAGTTAACGTTACGATTGGAGACATAGCGGGCCTTCAACAATAATCTTGTAGCCATACTAGCCTCACAAACGAGATGAAACCTCACAGTGCCACTCCAAGTCGAGTTCAACTGAGCCAAAGCAATGGCAGTTATCGAATTAGGTCGACAAGGCAAAGTGACGAGCGTTTTCCATGACGGTGTAGCCGATGCATCAGCAGTAATCGAGTAGTGTCCCATGTAATGCGGTCGACGCAACAGACCCATGACACTAAAATGATTCGTTCGAATGAATCCCCTCTGTGGTTTCATCATCGACGACGGGATTTGCGATCCGCACTCCTTCTGCTGAGCAGTACTTGTTGACGCGCTCCATTCTCTTCCGGCGTCCGAAATCGAATTCGTGGTTGTAACACTCGGACCAAGAGTCTCTGTAACATCGTAAAACTCTTCGTCTTCTGGCTCATCTTCGACTTGTTCTTCCAAGTCAAAAGCTGGTGTTAGATTAGCCTTCTTGAAACCATAGTAAGGATCGATTAAACGACCCCACAAAGTTCCGGTAATAGCTGTGCCACCAGCTGATCCAGTTCTCAGTTGTGCATATACCATAAGCACGATCTGACCAAGACGGTTAGACGAATTTGGAAATGCTCTGTTTGGTACTCCTGCACGCGTACGAGTTGTTACGACTCGATGCACATGCGTCCAAGGAATGCGTATGCTAACAGCCGTGTCTGACTGTGGCGTGTAGTACGCAGCAACATACTGTTTTGCTGTCAAATGCAAAGGTTCGAGAGTCACAGACGCATCAGCCGGATTACCCAGAGGCATACTAGACAACACTGGTAGATGAGTCATCAGAAGCACTCCGGCAAACATTGGGTGTGCGTTCGCTCGAAAAGTCAGTTCAACAGACGTTCTCCAATACGCATTATATCCAATCAACGCAGACGCAGCCAGATCAGTCTGTTCGAACAACGGAGCTATATCAACCCGATAAACCGCAACACCTGGAACTTGTGAGGTGGTCCACTGTATACCGGTCGCCAGCAAATACTCTCGCGACACCAAACGCTCGTATGTCGACTTCTTAACGTTAACATCCACAGCTACTTGTGCTTCTCCCACGACATTTGTAGACGTGGAAGGCATAGCCATTGCGACTGTGGAATCTGTCGTCGCTTGAACCTCAGTAATCGCGGCAGATTCGACACCTGCCTCCGCTGAACCCGGTTCTCCTTGTTCGTCCAACTCTTGTCCAGGATTGGTTTCACCAATCCATGCAGATCCGATCCAGAACTGATCGTGAGGGGGCCTAGGTGAAATCATTTCGAAATCAGGCCCAGCACGTATCTGAAAAATCACGTCAACAGTTGTTGATGCAATCGTGTTCGAAGTAACTGTCAACGGATTTTGAACATAGGTATAAAAGAGACCGATAGCCGCAGGGACCTCTCCTCCGTTAATCCCGGCGACAATTGAAACTCTCGAATCTCGCGCTTGAATACCACTGGTATAATTGTAACAATAATCACCAAAAGAATTGTACGGCACTTTGATGACTGTCCGGTTGCACTTACTCAAGTCAATGGTAGCGTTGTAACAGTTTCGTGCTTGTTGAATGTTTGGATCAACTGAATTAAATCCAGTGATTGGCTCGATTGCACACAACAACTGTCCTTGATGCAACGCTGTACAAATGACCTCAACAACGATTTCAATACTACCGCGCCACAAACTGAAGAATTGCGCGTAGTAACTCAGTGCTGTATGATAAGTTGTGGCGTTAGTCGCCGTTGATGACGAAAAGCGGAAAGGCGTGTAAGGAGCAATCACATTACGACTCCCAGCCGTATAATGATTTGCAAGTTTAGCGCCTCGAAAAACGTCTGTCCCGACCACATCACTGGTGGTCCAAGTGGCATGTTGCCACTTACTCCAGATCCTGCATCTTGCTAAAGCATCAGAAGCGTCCATCTTCAAAGGTTCTCCAAAGTTAGCGGCCTGAGTGTTAACACGATCTCCAGTTGCAAAGGCGGTTGAGAGAACCTTACGAGGTATATCTGTCAACGCTAAGTTATTAGCGTCAATTTCTGGAACTGAAGGTGAATCTTCACTTTGAAATGAATGAAACACTGCTCTCCCAAGCTTTACTGCAGCTCCAAGGAGGCCACTGTCTTCTGAAGTAGGATTTGAAAATTTTGAATCCATCTGGTCTTTAAGACAACGTCCATTGTGAGTAACAGGTGGTGCTTTCATTGTTTTCTGATCTGTGTTTAGGTTAAGCCAATAGGATTTTTGCTTCTGAAATCCTGGATAAGCTCGCCAAGCCACTTTTCTCCGTCGTCGTTTGTACAATGTGTCCTTGTATATACACTGACGACAAGTTGGATATGAATAAACAGAACAAGTGAAACATAAAAACAAAATAGACGTATCACTATCAACTTCATCAGTCTTCAAATGTTCGCCAAGAGCAACGTGATTTTCATAAGTTGTAGCCATGATGAGAATTAAAGATCCGACGCCCGTTCACCCGGGATAGTAGTCCTGATAGTGGACCAAACATCCGTTTACCTTAGGTATGAAACGGCAAAATATAACCGATCACCGGTCGATCAAAACCCCTTCTTCGTTTATACTGTCGAATAGGAAGTATCAGCTATACCAATTTATTGTGCAGTATAAGTTCACAAAAAGGAAAAGTCGAAACGATATCAACTAGGGTGTACACTCTCCCTATCCCTCAGGTAAGGTACCCATGTTATAGCCTAGCGAAAAATACAGAACAACTTAAAGATAGAAAAGAAACAAAAAGAACACCACAAAAGAGAAAACAGGAGTAAACGGGTATGGTTCCATAAACATAAAANCACTACACACATTACCATAAACATAATAAGGTGATCCCGTATCCGATCTAAAAATTAGAAGAACTACAGTTCCCTAACAATTAAACCGCGGCTAGAATGATATTCTAGACGTCGAAATATAGTGCCT